ACCGATTACTTCTTCAAATGAGATGCCAGTTCGAGTGGCAACAAATGTAAGACCAATGAAGTTAATTGATCTTGCTGGTTTGATAAAGATGTCTGCTACAAATTCGTTGTTATCGATAACAGCAGCAGTGTTATTTGTCTCATCACAAATAACAACATAATCTTGAATACCTCTCTTGGATTGAACATCTCTTAGGAAAGGTTCAACAATATTCACAAAGTTTGCTCTTGTGATTTCATCGTTGAATTCAAATAACTGATCTTTAGCAGCAGCTGCAATACCTTGCTCAAGGTAAATAAACAATCTACGAACGTTAATTCTGTCGAATGCAGATGCTTTTGCAAAACCAGTTTTATCACCAAATAGTATGATTCCAGCACCAGGTGAGTTGATAACTGGATTTATTCGATTTGAATAAAGTTTATCTCTCTGTAATCTGGTTGGATTATAAGGAAGTTTAACTGCATTTAAGATTGCTCCTCGATCTGTACCTGCTGGTGAGAACCAAGGGAAATCATTAATGTCATTTCTTGCACATGTTCCTGCAATGTCCCCGTTTAATGGAACATAACGGAATACTTCATTAAACCTATCATACATGTATTTGTACCCACTGTCAAATACCGCAAAGGTTGTTGATGTTATTGGGTTATAGAAATCGATGACCTCTGATGTAATATCCTCATCACTCTTAATAGTGACGGCTGATTGATCATCTGTATCTGATACAATAGCACCTCTGTATGGTGATATGAATGCAACTGCATCTTTTCTCTCTTCAGCAACAGCAATAAGTGTTGTTGCTAACTGTCTAGTGCTGTCTTTACCGAGATGACCACCACCCATAAGTAAGAAGTCAACATTGTTTACAGAATCATTTTCAAATATCTGATATCCAGTAATCAGATCACCTAATCCAGAATTAAGTGCTCCATCCTCTGTAATTGTACTGATACCACCATAGTTAGTACCACTACTTAATACTAAGTTTTGTGGTCCTGAACTATTAAAGATAACTCCTTCTGCATCTTGATCCCAACCACCACCAGATTCTGTGGTAAATCCACTACTGTAACCAGTTGGTGTAACACCAATTGTAGAACCATTTAAACCAAATATGTTAGAAGAATTGGTATAAAGATACTTTCTCCAATATGATGGAGATCCTACAGAGAACGTTGCATCTTTTGCTTTTGATAAGTTAAGATGTTTTTCAAGAATTGTTCCTGCGTTTCCTGTTATAGTTCCTTTTGCGTCAATGACTAAAACATGAACTTCATCGAATCTACCACCTCTAGCAGCAGCATATTCTGATGTACCAGGTGCATCAGCAATTGATTCCCATTTAGCAGTTGTTGTGGTTGATAGTCCACCTTTTGTTGAAGTAGTTACAGCATAAGTTTGATTTTCGAACCAATCTTTTGTTGCTGTAACAGCTGTTGATCCATAAGATACTGTATTTCCAGCAGTATGAATTGCAACTAATGTATCACTAGAGAATTTGTAAACACTATTGAAGTCCTGTGCTGTTTCAGTACCTGCAGAAGATACGTGTGATAAGAATTTAACAGATACTTCACCAGTTCCTACCTCTGTAATTATACCTTTGAATTTTCCATCAAGTAAACTTGTTCCACCAACTCCTGATACGACGGTACCACCAGGAACATCTTGCATTATACCAGAACCAACTACTGGTGCTGTTTGTGCAACTGTTTCTGTTCCAAAGTCAAATGTAGTTTCTCCTGTTGCTAAAGCACCACTTGAAATAGTTACCTGACCTGTACCAATACCAATAACAGTTGCACCTACTGCAACTGCACCAGATCTTACTACATGATCTACAAGAATACTGCTTGTTGAGATTCCACTTATGACAGGTGATCCAATTGTTGTAACTCCAACTGCGTTATCAACTACTGCTGTAAAAGAACTAACACCAGTTGTGCTCATAGTTAATATTTGGTCTGCTTTACCATCAATGATGGCAACTCTTATATCATTTGCCCAAGTACCAGGATTTCTTGCTGCAACAGTGACATCTGCTAGAACATTTTCCTGATAACCTAATTCCTGATAGTGTTCAGTGCTTTTGATTTTTATACTCGTAGTGGCTCCACTACCAGAAAAACCATTTTTTAATCCAGTATCATCTGCTCTGATAACACTTAGACTTCCTCCATACGATAAGTATGAAGATGCCACCATCCATGTTTCGAATTGTTTATCTGTATCATATGGTTGACCAAATTGGTCAAATAAATCATTTTCTCCAGTTATAACTGTTGGTTCACCGACAGGTCCTTTCTCGAAAGATCCTACGATTCCACCAACTTTACCAGTAGATCCATCGATTCTTCCAATCGTGAGATCTACCTCTCTTATAAGAATACCTGGAGATGCTAAATTTAAGGCCATCCCTTACTCCTCGTTATCCAAAATTATCTAAAAATATTTATGTAAAAGGGTATTTACGACGGGGAAACAATGCGTGAACATCACCAATCTGGATATATATCTTCTTTTAAAATTTTAACTTTTCTTCTTTTCGTAATTCTTTTCACTGTACATGTCTTACACTCATAAGAATATGCTGATGGGAGAGTTCCTTTATATTTTCTTGTAAGGTAGAAATCTTCAACTAAATTTTTTACCTTCCCACAAACTCTACATTTTCTTTCTGAAAATAATAAATGCTCTAATTCTATCTGTTCATCGAACTCCATGTCGATTATGTTTTTGTTTATTTATTTCCAAATACTCTAATTTAATTCCTTTATGTTCTAGAACAATTTTTTTAGCTTCGGTCATCTTTTTAGTGTAAAAGATAATCGGTTGTTCTAATCCTACGTCTCCACTCATAAATCCTCCTCATTGTTTGGTTTTCCAAAGGTCTTATATGCTAACTGTTCCTTTAAAAAATCAACTTGTGCTTTAAGTTGTTTGTTTTCTTTTTCTAGTTTCTCAATGTGTTGTTCGTAAACAATAATCATGTTTTCCAATTTTTCTAATTTTACTTCTTTATCCCAATCCATTATACCTTACAAAAGTTATTTAATCATTTAATGTTTGCTTTAGAATTTACATTTCTACATATAATCCCACATATAGGAACGATCTCCATATTCATCAGCGTACCACCTATTTCCATTTGCGTCAACTGTAACTGTATCATCTAATCCATCATTAATAAAACCGAACGGTGCCATATCCTGTTCAATTTGATTCTTTTGTTCTTCATACATTCTTTTACGAATATCATTATCTGTCATTTCTTTGAAGTAATCCTGTGCAACTAACCATGCAAATATAACAAGACACATTGCTAAGTCATCATTACATCCTTCTTCTGCTTCAAATGAATTATGTTTCTGTGCAAAGGTTGTCAATTCTGATATAATCTCATAATCACAAGTTAATAACTTATCGTCCTCCATCATTGCTTTCAGATTACTACAACCTAATTTTTTAACTGCAGATGTCATACGAACACCCAGTTGGGTTTTCTTTCCACTGAACCCTTGTCCTACAACCTGTCCTGCACGACCTCTCATTGACGCCATGAGTAAATTTTCATACTCCAAGTCATACTGTATAATACTTGCAACCTGATCACCAATATCATTTACCTCTACTAAAAGAAAAGCATTGTTATATCCCTTTGCTACATTATGAATTATATTCGGGAATAACATTGGTTTAATTTCATTGTTTCGATACTTTGCAACAACTTTATACGGAAAATTAGTGATATCAAACACTATAAATGCAGAGTAATCATTACCCAAACCTCTTGCTACATCAACGGTTATCATATAATTATGATCTTCAATTACGTTTTCATAAATGTCTAGTCCTGCATTTTTTGTAATTGGATTTTCATAAACAAGATTTCTTAACTTTGCTGGATTAATAAGAGTATTAACAGATCCTAGAAACTCACACTCGAACTCAACCTTAAACTGTTGTTCTGATGTGTTTGCAATTGTTTGTTGTTTCCAGTATTCATCTCTACCTGGTACCTCAGACCAATGCACATCAGTCGGTATATATTCATTTTTATTTCGTTCAGCATCATGCCACATACGATAAAAATGATTCATACCACGAGGGGTAGAAACGATTATAACCTTTGTTTGTGTACCAGATGAAATAGTGGGATACACAGACGCAAAGAAATCATCTGCAACATGATTCGGAACAAAAGCAAATTCGTCCAAGAATAGTATATTAAATGACATACCTCGAACAGCAGATGCAGATGTAGATGCTGCTAATATTTTTGATCCGTTCTCTAATTCTAACGAACCTTTGTTCCAAGCAATAATACCCTGTTGCATCCATTTTGGTAAATTCTCATATGCAGTCTGTAATCTACCAAGTAGATCCATGGCAATCTTTGCCTTGTTTGCAAGAATACCTATATTAACGTTGTCATTGAATACCGCATAGTGTAAAAGATAAGATACCACAGTAGTAGATTTACCAGTCTGTCTTGGCATCTTGCAGATATTAAACCTGTTTTCATGGAAATTCCTTACGAGTTTTTCTTGAAATGGGTATAAGTTAAAAGGAACTAATCCCTCATCAAGTGATACTATCTTTATATATTTTTTTGCAAAATAAACAGGATCATCCTTACACCTCATGAACTCAATGACATTTTCTTCAGTGAATTCTATCGGTGTATTTGCCTTTTTTAGATTCGGATTTCCAAGGTATACATTATCATTCATAATTTATCAGCAGTTCCAACGACGACGTGCTTGTCTTAATCTACTATCTGGATCTTTTGCTGCCTTTGGAAACTTCTTCATCTGACCTGCACTTCTTGCACAATAACTTTTTCTTCTATTAGAATCCTTCGAACCTTTCTTTAACTTAGATGGTTCTGTTGTAACAGCAGTCTTTAATTTAGAACCAGGATTTCTACGACGATATGCTTCAACACCTTTTTGTGTCATACCAGCACCACTCTTGGTTGGTCTTTTGTGTCCTGACTTGACACTCATACCTTTCATATCATCTTCACTGAGTTCTTTTCTCCAATCAGATTGAACTTTTTTTGATGTGATGATGTCAATAATATCTACAAAATCATTACCATCTGCATCCTGCAAAGTCATTGTCTCTTCTTTCTTCATCTTCTTCGCAACAGCATCCTGCTCTTTCTTACGAAGTTCTGCTTCTCTCTTTGCCTTTTCCATTGCATTGGTGCCATCAGTTGCGATACCAACTCCTTCTTTTATACCTTTAGTTTTTACACCACGTTTTTCTTTATGTGCCTTTCGTCTTGCGTCTATTGCAACACCTCTTTCATCAGGACTAGCAGCATTGCCACCCATACCTGTTGCTCTTACATTTCTGATAGATGCTTTACCGTAGTTAGAACGATGTTGTTCTTCTGATTGTCTGTGACCTTGATTTGTTTTTTGTCTTTCAGAAATAACCTCTTCCTTTGTTACACCTGCCTTTGCTCTTTCTTTTTCAGCAACAGATTTAATCACCATCTTTAACTTATTCTTTAGGGAATAAGGATTTTCTTTTTTCTTTTCTTTTCCAAATGCTGCCATTTGACCTGATGGTTTACCTGATCCTCTGGTAATACCATATGCCATACCTTCAGAAGTATCTGTGGTGTGTTGCTTATCTGGTTCGTTCTTAGTTAAGTTTTTTTTAACTTCTTTCTTTGAGATCTTAGGACCACCCATTGGATCACCATACTCATCTCTTTCAACTTGTTCCTTTTTTACGCAATTTGGATACCTCTTACCAAACATTGTTTTCATACCTTTCTTTTCATATCCCTTCCAGCATTTCTCTGAAAACTGTTGGAATGAAACACCAGTCGGTTCAAACTCTTCTTTCTTACTACTATTACCCCAGTTTGCAGCACCTGCTTTACGACACTTAACTAATGCACCTGATGCATATGCAGAAGGCCATACAGAATATCTTGACTTGACTTTATGATAACAGGCATCTTTTGTACCACTGCCCTTACCTTTTTTATCTGCTTCAGAAATCACTGTTTCATTTCTCCAATCAGAAGATTCTTTTTTCATTTTCTTTTTCCTTGGACTATCAGTTGATACGTATGTTGGTTTTGCAGCACCAGATTTTGATTGTTGACCAGGATCTGCTTTCTTTTTACGACGAGCAGCAGATAATCTTTCTGCCTTTGTCATACTTGCTCTCTTTGAAGACGAGACACATTTAGGTGTTCCTTCACCAGGTTCATCACTCGCACAGGTTCCACCTGTGACTACGTTGACCCAACCACCTTTACCATCTTTGGATTTAGAACCCTTGAACCATTTATGTAATGATCCTTCACTCATTCCTCCTCCACCACCGTTGGATCCACCATTCCCACCGCCATTCCCGTTACCACCATTGCCATTACCATTACCACCATTGCCACCATTTCCATTACCTCCATTACCATTTTTCTTTTTGCCATTTTCATCATCTTCTTTTTCATGACGTAAATAACCACCATAACCGATGCGATAACCCTTTGGAATGGGTTTACACTTCTTTTCAGTATAACAATAATAGTATCCAGTTTTACACTTTTTCATTCTTTGGATTCGGTGCCTCTTTATTATTTAGAAAACCTTTCTTCAGTATCTTTGATAGTTCTGAAGTAGATCCAACAAATAAGGCATTATTTGTTACATTATTTGTTGTTTTATTTGCATCTTCTTCGACTTCTTTTACCTTTTTCTGTAAGTCCATAAGTTTATCAGTTGTGTCTGCAACTGACTTAATTAATTGTCCTGCGACTTCATATGCTCTTGGACTTGCAGTCTCACCAGCAACTTCCATGATACCATTAATTGCTTCCTGACCTTTCTCAATTAGAGAATATAAATTACCTCTTGTATAATCATAATCTTTTCCTACATCCTTTTCCTCAACTTTTTTAATTTGATTTTTCTTTTTAGAAACAACATCCTCTGGTGTTGGAATGATTTCGGACTTTACATTCAAAGCCTCGTCGATAGGATCATAGTTAGTCATTAGATGTCAGTTTGCCTTGTAGGACTATAAGATTTAGAATCAGAGAAGAATGAAGTTGTTTCACTAAATCCAAAATCATCATCTGGACCTGCATCAACAGGATCAGGTGTTACTGTGTATCTTACCTCACGTTTTGAATTCTTAACGTCGGTATTAGCAGCATAATCAATTTGAACTTTTTTGATAAGTCCATCAGAAGATTCAGCAACAGGACCGAACAGATAAGTTTTTGCGGTAAAACCAAGAGTATATATTAATGCTCTTCGAGTAGAAAAATCTCCTTCGTAATCATCTTGAAAATTGATACTATCTAAAACTATTGGTATATCTCTTTTCTCTCCAATTGATTTAACTAAATCCACAGTTAAATTAAAAGATGGTTGAAAGTATGGGAGTATCTGTTCAATGATTTGTAAGGCATCATCATTTAACTTGGCAAGAATATTCAATTCAAATCCAATGTTATAGGGAACAGGCATGAAAACTTTCTTAATATTATTACCATCAGATGCTTTGAATGTTTGTGTAACTCCTGTTTTTCGAGTTGAATCATAAGAAACATTATTCATTTCAAATGACATTCGAGGAAGAGTAATTCCAACAGGTTTGTTTAAGTCTGCTTGTTGTTCAAGTCTTGCAAGAAATTTTTGTGAAGGTCCATATGCCAAAGGAACTTTTAATTCACTATAAGTATTACCTGATTTATCATCATGTCGAATACTAATAGCATTAAACAA